TCGTTTTTTGACCGATTGGCAGATAAGGCCGATAGGTAATGGATGTGCCATATAACAATGGCAAAATTAAGATAGGTTGCGCATATTACCTAAACCCGTTAAGGCCAAAATACATAGAATATGACGAAGATATGTTGGAATTGCAGAGTTACCTAATTCACGACCCGCGGATACTAAACCAAAAGTATTGGGAAAAACGAATCTATGTTGCCATCCTTTTGTTTGTATTAACAATTATGTTAATGGCCCACTAATGTTAATGACCATACTCAATATTTTTGCTCTGTTTATTGCCGTTTTTGCGGTAGTTATATTTATGGTAATGTTTGCTTTCTTCTTATTTATTATGTTTGCGTGTGTTTGCATTGGCTGGAAAGAAATTAACTCTATGCCAATTGCTGAGATTTGGCAAAGAATCAAAAAATGATCCTATATGTCAGACCCTTTTGGAATTGTCGATGGTACTAAACAGGTTACCAAAACTCTTAATGAGTCTGTAAAAGCCAGCGAGGAATTAAGTAAAGCAATTGATGGTGTCTTAGCGGTAGCGGATAAAGCGGCAAAAGAAAGAGCAGCATCGAGGAAAAATTCAAGGGTTGTTAGTCCTGATACAACGACAATTATTGAAGCAGTAGACGAGTTCCAAAGGTTAATGTTAGCCAAGGAGTCGGAAGAAAAGATTAAGCACGAAATTACTAAGAAGTATGGCAGCCACGCTTGGGATGAGATACAAGGTATTAAAGCTAGAAAACAGTGGGAAGAAAAGCGTGACAAGTATTTAGAGCAGAGCGATAGACGGGTAATGAAAAGCGTGATGGCACTTTGTTATATGTTTGCGACTTGGGTGGCGTACGAATGTACATGGGGAAGGTGGAAATGATATGTTACCAATAATGGCACTATTTGATGTTGGGATGAAAGTCTTAGACAAGTTTATTTCTGATCCAGAGGCCAAGGCAAAGGCTCAGAAAGAACTCTTACAGATGCAGCAAGAAGGCAGGTTAGCTGAACTTAACGCTGACAACATTGAGGCTCAAGAACTTACTAAGCGCCAAGAAGCGGACATGAGTTCAGACTCGTGGCTATCTAAAAACATCCGTCCAGGAACGCTTATATTTATTTTGGTTGTATATGCATCCTTTGCAATTATGAGTGCGTTTGAAATGAATGTGCATCAACCCTATGTAGAACTACTTGGGCAATGGGGTATGTTAATCATGTCTTTCTATTTTGGCGGTAGGACGCTAGAAAAGATAATGGATATGAAAGCTAAGAAAAATGATAACCCCACTTAGCCTCCACTTTAGTTTAGAGGAGTTGACTACCACCGACCACCGGCAGTTTGACAATACGCCAAACACCGATGAACTGGCTAACCTAAACCGCTTAGCAAAGTTTTTAGAACAGGTCAAAACCGTCTTAAGCGATAAGCCTGTGATGATCAACTCTGCCTTTAGGTCAGCGCAAGTCAATGCAGCAGTAGGCTCTAAAGACACCAGCCAGCACCGGATTGGTTGCGCAGCCGATATTCGGGTGCCAGGCATGACCCCCGATGAGGTTGTCAAGACGGTTATGGCTGCAGGACTGGGTTACGACCAAATTATTAGAGAGTTTGACCGCTGGACCCATATCTCAATCCCTAACAACCCAGAGGATAAACCTCGGCAACAGGCATTGATTATTGATCGCAGCGGCACTCGGCCATACGCGTAATACACTAAACCTGCAGTTTCTTTTTGTCTTTTAGGCCCCACGTTGCGTGGGGTCCTTTTTTTAATAAAGCGGAGCGCAAGAAACATCGACCACAATATCGCGGGTCATGCCACCAACTTTGCGTTTAGCGTAAATTAATATTGCTCTGGTCTTAGCAACCTGGCAATCCTGAATGGCCGTAACCACTTCCAATCGGCTCATTGAGTGAACCTTATCGTCAACGACCAGCAGCTGCTCTGGCATAGCGTTTTTATCTGGCGTGCTGCTGCAGCCACTCAAAATTAATAAACAAACTCCAATTGTGATTATTTTCATTTTTCTCTCCTAGAATGGGTTGTCATCGCTAATATCACCAGAAAATGACCGGGAAGGGTATTTTTGAGCGATTGCAGGCGTTTGTGGCTGCGAGTCAGGCTTTGCCCCAGCAAACTCTAATTCGCCTACCCTAGCCCTTAAAGTCACGCCCTCGGTGCCGTCTTTTCGTTTATAGGTTTCTACATGGGGCTCGGTCATGCTGACAAACAAAAGTTGGCCTTTGGCTAAATAAGGCTTTAACTTCTCGCACCGCTCTCCCCACATAGTCCCATTGACCCATTGGGTTGGCTGCTTACCATCAACCTTACGGCCATACGAGAAAGCAAGGGATAAATCCATAATGGCCTTACCATCTGGCGTGTAGCGTAACTCTGGGTCATTGCCCAGGCGGGCTAATCCGATCATTAACATTAAAAACTCCCTTTATCAAAATAATTTGATTCATCATTAAAAAACTCAAATAGTGCATCGCACTCGGCTAAGAACTTCTCGGCAGCTGCCTCCACCTCTGCCAACTCCTCTGGGGTCGGGACATATTTTTTAATAAATAGGTCTTTTCCCTCGCCCATGCGCGGGTCGTAGGACACAAACCAAACATCCTTACCGGTGCAGGCAGACTGCAATAACATCTGCGGCTTGTACTCCGGTGGGATAGCCTGGTTGGCCACATACTTCATGTGTGTCTTAGTCTTTGGGCATTTCACCTCAATTAAGCAGCCATCGGACACAAACCCGTCTGGGCTCACGCCGCAATGGTCAATGTTTGGGTGGTCAATAAAGCCGACATCCTTAACCATTAAACCGGTGAGGTTTTCAAAGGCCTCTTTAGCGGCGCACTCCTGGTCCACGCCCCATTGCATATCCGAGGTCATGTATTTGTCGGCAAAGGTGTTGGTGATGCGCTCGGCCACCACCTCGTATCGTAGGTTCTCCCGCTCACTAGACTCTTTGCCAGACTTTAAAAAGTTCATGGCCGCAGCCATCCGAGAACCGGTTAACTTACCAAGGCGGTTGTTCCACCAGGTCCCGTCTTGCTGAAATGGGTTTGGTTCACGCACTTTGCTCTCCTTTTAATTTTTCGTTATGTTTAGCTGCGAACTCACGCACTAATTCGCGCTCGTCTGGTAACAAGGTTTTCCAAATGGCTTTGATTTGATCAGAGTCGGTTGCTACGCTAATCTGCGTTTCAATCTCTGTTTGGCTGCGGGTTAATTTGGGTTTGGCTGGGCGCGATGCGTTGTTACCGTCATCGTCCTCTGGAGCGATGCCACAGGCTGCTTGCAAACTGTATCTTCGCGCGTAGGTCATTGCTGACCCGTACCCTTGGGCATCTTGCTTGGTAGCTGGCACATGGAGTTTGCCGCCAGACAAGGTCTCACCAGACTCATGGACAAACAAGGTCTCAATAATGACACCGTCTGCGCATTCGTGGGACTGCTGAATTAAGGCAATTCCATTGTTGTTAAGAGCATCAATCACGGCCTCAACGCAAGCAGCCAGGTCGGCATACCTTGATTTGAAGTGTGGATTGGTGGACGTTTTGAGCGCTGGGCCAAAGGCTTTTTGTGCTTTGACTAACGCGGTTGCTATTTTTTGCATATTCCCTCCAATTAAATAAATGCTAAAAGTAAAATAAAGACTACTAAACCAACGGCAGCAAAGGCTTCTACCCAAGGAGATTCTTTTTTAGTAAACACATTACGCTGCCACTTGTTTGCCTCAAAGTTAGTTTTTTTCATGCTGTTCTCCAACATCTAGCTGGTGCAAACATTAAGCGATAGACTGCGTACCGCACACCAGATGGCTCTTTAACCATTTCGGTAAGGATGTGCCAACCCTCGGCCTTGAGGTCAAAGATAATGTCAGCTAGGCGTGTAGCGTGATAGCGCTCAATTGCCTCCCAGCTGGTTATCTTTTTTTTGCTGATTAAATGTTTCGCTACTAGGTTAATTTTGGTATTTTTCATACTTCCTCCACGGTTATTTTGTAATGACGGCCATTGCAATCGACAACAAACAAATGCTTTTTGGTACTAAGAAATTGACCCTCTGGGCCTAAGTCCCAATGAATGCGACCTGCACCATAAATAATGGCTAAAGGGTCTGGTGCGTTGAGGGCGTTTTTGGTTATGTGAGCGATGTAGTCGCAGTAAGCTGGCTGCGTTAATTGCTCTTGATGTTCCAGCTGCTGCTGGTGATGTAATGCTTGGGTATCTTCCATTTCTTCTCTCCGAGTGATGGGGCCGAAGCCCCGGTTGTTTAAATTGGTGTTATGTCTAAATTAGATTTTTGTGCCAAAACTTCTCTAAGTTTTTTCATTTGATCAATGACTTTGTTTTGCTCTGATTCAGTAACATCATCAATCTCACGATCCTTATTTTTAATTGCATGGTACAAGGCATCGATTGCAACTGCGTATGCATATTCTTTTGGTGTAAATGAGTTTTTCATTTTTTCTCTCCGATAAATGGGGCCGAGGCCCCGTTAATTAATTAGTAACTGCGTTAAATTCGTTTACTGGGTCAAGCGATAAGAAACCCATTGGGGCAACATAACTTGTTTCGCCATTTTCATCAACGATTACATCGCCAACTGATACAGAGTGCATTGGAGCCAGGCGCTTGATGCTAGACTCTGGGCCAATGTTGCCAATGTTAAAAACTTGATCTAATGAATCAGCAGTAATTACTGCAACTGGTGCGTACAAATTACGAGCAGCAATAATTGCGCTGTCTGTTGGATGAAATGTTGTGTTGAGATATGTCTCACGATGAGCGTTGAATTGGTCATCTGACAAGTTGATTTGGTGTACTGTATATTTCATTTTTCTCTCCGATTTTGTTTCCCGATCAAATGACCGTAAATGAATAGTAAACTGTTTATTTACCCTGTGCAACGGATTTATGCGTTTTTTTATCAAAATTAGGGAAAACACCTAGAAAATAAGCGTAATAACTGCTTAATC